CTCCGGCAATAGCGATCTCTCCCCGCGTATTTTTTTATTCTTGCCCTCAAGGAGGTGCGACATGGCTCCTAAGCAGCGTGCCGCGCTTCGTGCGGTCAAGGCGACTGATGCCCCACCTCCTGCACCTAAGCCATTGACTCTTGAGCAGGCGGTTGAGACTGGCGATTACTTGCAGATTCTGGTTGCTCAGCGGCGGGAAATCGCGCAGGCGATACCCGAGGAAAAAGGGCCGGCGAAAGCAGCCCTCCATAGGCAGTTGTCCATCATCGCCAAAGAGATTGAGGCGATGGAGGACAAGGCTAAGAAGGAGGCTATTGAGCATGGCGACCCCACCGAAGACGAGTCCTGGGACTCGGAAGCTATCTGAGGTAGCTCGCCATATTTGCAAGCCTGAGGGGATCGCTTCTACAGGCTTCCCTGCTGTTCGTGATCGGGCTAAGGCTATGGGCCTCGGCTTTGATGGTTGGCAGGATGGGCTTGGGCGCCTTGCTCTGGCTAAACGGGCTGACGGTCTTTATGCGGCTGGTATCGGCGGCGTGGTCATGTCCATCCCGAGACAGGTCGGTAAAACTTACCTGATTGCCGCTATTGTCTTTGCGCTTTGCACTATCTTCCCGAATCTGACGGTCATCTGGACCGCGCACCGGACGAGAACGCATAACGAGACGTTCAAGAAGATGCAGGGCATGGCCCGTAAGTCGAAGATCGCCCCCTATATCGAGAATGTCCGGGCTGCGAACGGCGAGCAGGAAATCACATTTAAGAACCGCTCGCGGATCTTGTTTGGCGCCCGCGAATCCGGGTTTGGCCGTGGTTTCGATGAGGTAGACATTCTGGTCCTTGATGAGGCGCAGATTCTTACCGAGGATGCGATGTCGGATATGGTGCCGGCGACGAACGCTGCACCTAATGGGCTGGTGTTCATGATGGGCACGCCCCCGCGTCCGAAGGATCCAGGCGAGGTGTTCACGAATGTTCGCCGCGCCGCGCTTGATGGCGACACGGACACGCTTTACGTGGAGTTTTCTGCTGACGAGAACGCAAGCCTTGAAGACCGTAAGCAGCTTGCTAAGGCGAACCCGTCATACCCTCACCGGACTAGTGACGCGGCTATTCAGCGTATGCGGAAACTGCTGGGTTCTGATGAGAGTTTCAAGCGCGAGGCTTACGGCATATGGGACGAAGCCGCTCTAGCTAAGAAGGCCCTGAATAAGACGGCGTGGGATTCGTTGGCTATTGCTACTGCCCCTGCTGATGGGCGGCGGGTGTATGCGGTGCGGTTCTCTGTGGACGGTTCGAGCGTTGCTCTTGCTGCCGCGATACGCCCCGACTCCGGCCCGATTCATGTTGAGGGTATCAAGCTTGCGTCTTCGGGTGATGGTACTGCGTGGCTGATTGATTGGCTGGTTGAGCGGCATGAGAAGGCGGCTCAGATCGTGGTTGATGGCAAGGCTGGTGTGGGCTATCTAGTCAACGCGCTACGGGAGGCCCGTGTGCCGGCGTCGGTGATTATCACTGCGGGTACGGACACGATCACTACGGGCGCTTCGATGCTTGAGTCTGCGATCACGGCTAAGGACGTGACGCACCGCGGGCAGGAAGAACTTGATGAGCAAGTGAAGGCTGCTGAGAAGCGGAAGATCGGCACTAATGGCGGGTTTGGTTGGGCTGCCCCGGAAGGTGGGAATGTCGCTTTGCTTGATGCAGTAACTCTCGCCTATTGGGGCGCTAAGACGACTAAACGTAGGCCCGGCCGGAAAGCAGGATTCCTGTGAGTGAATGGACTGCCGAAGATATTCGGGCGTTGCGGGTTGCCGGCCTGTCTGAGGGTGAGATGGCCGTGGTTTCGCAGCTCTTGTCTGTTTGGGCTGGCCGGCGCTCGCAGAACTTGAAGCGTTCCCTGTATTACGACGGTGAGCAGGCTTTCAAGGACCTGAATTTGATGTTGCCGCCGCAGTTGAAGAACGCGAAGTTTTATCTGGGGTGGGCGACTCAGGCTGTGCGTATGCCTGCTATGCGTTCGCAGTTCCAGGGGCTCCGATTGCCGGGCTCTGATGATCCTTATGAGCTTGGCGCGATTCTTGAGGCGAACAACTTCGGGATGGAGCTTGGCCAGGGCATCGTTTCGGCGTACAAGCATGGCATGTCTTTGGTGACTGTCGCTAAGGGCGCCGCGGGTGAGGCTCCGGTGCAGATTCAGACGCATTCTGCTGAGTCTTGCGCGGCTATTTGGGACCGCCGTAACCGGCGTGTGAGTTCTGCGCTGACTATTTCGGCTATGCATGAGGATCGTCCTACCGAGTTCCTTGTGTACCTGCCTACGGTGGTGCTGTCGTGCCGTCGTGATGGTGGGCGTTGGGTTGCTGACCGGGTTCCGAACAGTATCGGCCGGACGTTGGCTGTCCCGTTGACGTATGACCCGCAGTTGAATAAGCCGTTTGGCCGTTCGCGGATTACCGGGCCTGTCATGTCTCTTACGGATATGGCTGTCCGCGGGTATGTGCGGATGGAGGGTAACGCGGAGTTCTACAGTTCACCGCAGCTCGCTATTGAGGGTATTGATCCGGACGCGTTTGGTGAGGTTTCCGAGTCGAAGAAGTTCAGGCTGGCGATGGATCGGCTTATTGCTTTGACTCGTGATGCTGACGGTAATTCTCCGAACATCAAGCAGTTGCAGCAGGCGACGATGACGCCTCATTCGGACATGATCCGAACGGTTGCGTCTGCGTTCTCTGGTGAGACTGGGATCCCGCTCGCGGCTTTGGGTATTTTGCACGATAACCCGTCTAGTGCTGAGGCGATGTTGACGGCTGAGCGCGGGATGCTCATTGACGTGACGAATCAGAACCGCGTGGTTTTGAGTACGTCGGTGAAGGACATTGCCCGGCTGGCTGTGATGGTCCGGGATGGTTCGACTACGCCGCCGGAGGATGCGTGGCGGTTGTCGGCTAAGTTCGCTGACCCGGAGTTCCGTTCAACATCGGCTAACGCTGACGCCTACGTGAAGCTGGTTGGCGCTAACCCTGAGCTTGCTAACTCATCGGTGCTGCTTGAAACGGTTTTCGATGATGACCAGGTGGAGCGGTTCCAGGATGAGCGGCGCAGGAATCAGGCGCCGGGCGTCCTATCGCAGCTTCTCGCGTCACGTCAGCCGGCACCAACCCAGGAGGTAACCGCGGATGGTGGAGCGGGAATCACTGGAGCGGTTCAGGCTAGCTAACGCTGAACTTTCGCGGCTTGTCCGCGCTGAGCTTGAGGACTTTTTTAGGTCTTTGAACTTGGCGCGGCCGGAAGCGGTGCGTGATGCGCTGCTGGTGTTCCTACCGATCCTTACTGCACAGTATGGGGATGTTGCGGCGACTCTCGCGGCCGACTGGTACGAAGAGTCTAGGGCGGCGTCTGGGGCCTCTGGGAGGTTCCGGGCACTGACTGCCCCTTCGGTCCCTGCGGGGGCTGTAGAAGCGAAGGTGCGCTACCTGGCAGACCATTTGTGGACGCCGGAGCCGCTGGAAATGCTGGGCGGGCTGCTGGTAGCTGCTGATAAGTATGTGAAGCAGCCTGGGCGGGACACGATGGCGTCCAATGCGCGGCGTGAGGGTGTCCGGTGGGCGCGGGTTCCAACGGGCAAGAAGACTTGCTCTTGGTGCCTGATCCTCGCGTCCCGAGATGCCGTCTATGAGTCCAAACAGTCGGCAGGCGGGCCCGGTCACAAGTATCACGGGGATTGCGATTGCGTACCAACTCGTATAGCCAAACGCTCCGACTACCCGGAGGGCTACCTTCCGGATGACTACTACGCCAAATATCAGGCCGCGAGGAATGAAGCGAAGTCCGGTGACATCAAGGACATTGCTGAATCTTTCCGCCGGCTACACCCGGACGCAGTTACTGATGGCGTCCACACACATTAGACCACCGGCACCGCACGGAGCCGTTTTTATCCCGCACGGGAGGAACAAAAGATGAGTGAAGCAGTACCAGAGCAAGCGCCTACACCCGCGCCGGCACCCGCCGCGGAGCCTCCTGCACAGGAGCCCGATTGGAAAGCCGAAGCCCGGAAATGGGAGCAGCGGAGCAAGGAAAACAAGACGGCGCTTGACGAGTTGACCGGCAAATTTACTGCCGCCGACACGGAACGCACCGAACTGGCAACCAAGCTCAAAGCCTACGAAGCGGAAAAGGAACGGGCCACGCTCGTTACCGAAATCGCTGAGGCTGCGAAGGTCCCGGCGTCCGCGCTCAGGGGCTCTACCCGCGAAGAGTTGGAAGCTCACGCGGCGGTCCTCGCTGAACTCATCAAACCATCCGGCCCGGTAGTACCTGGGCAGGAACGCACTCCCGAAAAGGTTGGCGATGACCCCCTACGGGAGTTCACACGCAACCTCTTTGCAAACTCTAACGACTAGAAAGGGCCAAGAAAATGGCTGTTCTTACTACCGGCGATCTTGTCATCCCCAAGGAAATTCTGGATCCGTGGATCAAGAAGGTTTCTGATGGCTCGGTCATCTCCAAGCTTTCCAACCAGATCCCCATGAAGTTCGGCAAGGGCGAGGCTTTCGTCTTCAACATCGGTGAGGCCGAGTACGTCGGTGAAGGCGCGAACAAGGGCGCCTCGACCATCACGAAGACCTCGCAGACCACGGACCCGTTCAAGTTCCACAAGACGGTTCGTTGGACTGAGGAAGTCCAGTGGGCCGACGAGGACCACCAGCTCGGCGTGGTGCAGGAAATCCTGTCCCAGATCCAGCCGGCACTGTCCCGTGCGCTCGACTTCGGTGTCATCCACGGCATCAACCCGACCGGTGGCGCGGCTGTTGCTGCTATGACTCAGCGGCTCGTGAACACTACGAAGTCCGTTGAAATAGCTGGCGCCGCACCGTACACCTACATCGACGCTGCGGACAACCTGCTGCTGGCTGACGGTTTCGTGCCGTCTGACATCGCGCTTGACCCGAAGTTCACCAACGGGTTCTCCACTCTCCGCGACACGAACGGCCGGAAGCTGTACCCGGACCTGAACCTCGGATCGGACATCTCCACTCTGGAGGGTCACCGTGCAGCCACTAGCCGCACCGTTGGCGCTACGGGCGTTGCCGCTGTGGACCCGATGCTCCGCGCCATCGTGGGCGACTTCTCCGCTGTCCGCTGGGGCATCCAGAAGGTCCTCGGCCTTGAGGTCATCAAGTACGGCGACCCGGACGGCCAGGGCGACCTGAAGCGTAACAACCAGATCGCTTTCCGCGCTGAGGTTGTTTACGGCTGGGGCATCGCTGACCTCGGCGCGTTCGCCAAGATCGTGGATGCGGTGGCGTAATGCCTCGCTTCGTGCATGCCACCACGGGCGTAACCGTGGAAGTGTCCGACGAGACTGCCGCCAACTTGAGCGCTACCGACTGGACTCCTGAGAAGGAATCCAACGAAAAGCCCACCACGCGCCGTAAAGCATCCAGCTAACCAGGAGGTCAGGCCATGACTGAGGTATTCCCGTATCCCTTCGCATCGTTAGACGATTTGAAGGCGCGGTGGCCTGACTTCCCGGCTGGGGCTGACGCTCACGCGACGGTCCTGCTGGAGGATGCGTCACAGTTCATCCTTGACACGGTTCCGGCGGCTGCTGATGCCAGTGAGGCTACGCGCCGCCGGATCGTGTGCGCCGTTGTTCGGCGTGCTATGCCGTCTACGGGTGGGATGGATGGGATTGAGTCTTTCCAGGAGTCGGCTGGCCCGTTTTCGCAGACGTTCAAGCCTGTCAACCCTGCCGGGGATTTTTACCTAACGAAGGCTGAGAAGTCAGCGCTGGGTGGAGGCGTGCAGCGGGCGTTTGGGATGCAGATCGCTGTTACCACGGCGAGTATCCATGCTGAGTGGTGCAGCCTGAACTTCGGTGCAACGTATTGCTCTTGTGGGGCTGACATTGCCGGCGCACCGATCTACGGCAGGCCCGCGTGAGTGAGCCCGTAATCCACCTGCCTTACCTTGGGGCGGGTGAGGATGCGCACGGTAACGAGACGGTGAGCTACGGCGAGCCGGTGACTCTGACGGGGTTCGGTTTTGATCCGGGGTCCAGCAACGAGCCCCGCCGCCCCGGTCAGGACCGCGTCATTGTGGAGCCGTCGTTGTATGGGCCGTATGACATGCCGTTCAGCCCGCGAGACAAGGCGATTGTTCGCGGCGATACCTACGAAATTGAGGGTGTTGTCCGGCGGTGGAAGCATATGCGTTCCGGGCGTGAGGCCGGCGCTGTTGTGACACTTAGGAGGGTGGATGGCTAAGACAAAGATCGTTTTGAAGGCGTCGGGGTTTGAGGAGATTCGCCGTTCTCCTGCTGCTGTGCGTTTGCTTGAGTCGAAGGTGGAGGCTGCTGCTTCTGCCGCGGGTGATGGGTACGTGGGCAGTGTGGTTCAGGGTGTTGGGCGCGGCACTCTTGGCCGTGCCATTGGCACGGTTTATACGGCTGACTTCAAGGCCATCCTGAATAACGCACGCAAGAACACGCTGATGCGCGTCTTTGATCGGCTCGGCTGATGGGCGAGGTTCTCGTCACGCCCGATGTTGAGGCTGCTGCTGTGACGTATCTCCGAACGGGGCTGGGCTACCTGGCGGCGAAGGTTTCGACTGCTGTCCCGTCCACTATGCCGGCGTCTATGGTGCGCGTTTCGTTGACTGGTGGTTCACGGCGGAACGTCGCGTCGGATGCGGCGCAACTAACGGTGGAGTGTTGGGCGCCCGATGGTCCTACCGCGTCGAATCTTGCCCGCCGCGCTCAGGCTCTCATGTTCGCTGCTGCGGGGTCCGTGGTGGCGGGCGTGTTCGTGCGCCGTGTCGAATCCGTGGGCGGTGTGCAGTCGTTACCTGACCCTGACACTAACAAGCCGCGTTATCAATTCACTGTCCGCTGGTTCGTCCGGGCCTCGGCTATCTAACAAGGAGCCATAGTGGGAGAGATTCTTAGAATTCGCTGGTTTGGGAAATGGGTGACCGCAAGAAACCCACTCCTGACGCCAACCAATTACCCCCGCTACGACCCGTCCGAAATAGTTGCATCGGGCGCATTTAGATGCTTTTCGCCAGAGCAAATGAACGCTGAAACATGAGGATCTAAGCTAGAATAGAGAGATAGGAAACCCCCGCGATTGCTGGTTGTAAAGCTGGATACCTAACCAAACGAAAGGCCCTCCTGACCGGGGGCCTTTTCTTATGCCCTTGGAGGGGTTAAGTGAACAATTCACAGAACATTGTCGCGGGCGTCCCGCTGGCGACTGGTGGGGTCCTTATTGGCGATCTCACCGCAGCCGCACCGACGACCGCGACCGGGGCCCTTACCGGCTTCACCGCCGCGGGCTACATCGGTGAAGATGGCGTCACTGAAACCAACGAACGGTCCACTGACAGGATCCGGGCGTGGGGCGGCGACACGGTCAAGTTGGTGCAGACCGAGCACAACGTCTCCTACCAGTTCACATTCCTGGAGACGCTGAACGCCGATGTCCTGAAGGCTGTCTACGGCGCGGACAACGTACTGACGACTGCGGCCACCGCATCGACGGGAACGCTGCACGAGGTTCAGGTCAACTCGGCCACCCTACCGCACAAGTCCTACGTGTTCGAGGTCAAGGACGGCGACGCGAAGATCCGCATCTACGTACCGGACGGTCAGATCACGGAAGTTGGGGACATCACGTACTCCGATTCTGAGGTCATCGGCTACCAGGTGACCGTCGAAGCGTTCGCGGATGAGAACGGCAACAAGGCCGTGAAGTTCCTTGATGACGGTAAGTTCTCCGGCGTCTAACTAGACCCCTCGGGGCGGGTTGTGGTGACTCCCCGCCCCGAGGTCGCCCAATAGTCACCCACCGAATCAGTCACCCAACATCCTTTGGAGTCACCCCATGGTTTATGAAGTCCCCGCGGCTAAGCGGTCCCTGAAGCAGAACGTTTTTGAGTTCAAAGTCGGCGCGAAGACGTACAACGTTCCGAAGTTCGAACATCTGCCGGTTGGCGTACTCGAAGCCGTCGAGTCTGCCCCTGATAACGCTATAGGCCCTTACCTGTCGGTGTTTGGCGAGAAAGACTCCCCGGCAGGCAAGGCGATCCGGACGCTCGATAAGGACCAGCTAACCGCGCTTTTGCAGGCATGGCAGGCTGACAGCAGCGTGACTGTGGGGGAATCCGAGGGCTCCTAACTCTCCTGCGGGAGTTTCGGGGAGCCCTGAATTATGACCTGATAGGTATCGGTCATCGAGTATCTGATGTTCCTTGTGTACTGTCATGGGCTGACTTGCGGGACATTGTGAAGTATCAGCCGGCTACTAGTGCGCTGTACCGGGAGATGCACCCTGACGCGGCCCCGTGGGGCCTGTCTGAGCACTTGTTAGCGGTTGTTGCTGATGCTGTGATCGCCGGGAATTGGATGCAGTCGAAGGACGGGCAGAAGAACCGTAACCGTCCTAAGCCTATCCCGCGCCCTGGGCTTGAGCCTGAGCATAAGCGGTTCGGCGGCAAGGCCGAGAGTATCGAAACGATCCGCGACTGGCTGGGCTGGTCGGAAACTAAATAGAGAGTTGGTGCCCATTGGCAACGGAACTTGGATCCGCGTTTATCTCCGTTGGTTTGGGCACCAACAAGCTCGGCTCGGATATTAGGCAGGCCTTTGCTGGTGCGGAGGCTAGTGGTGTTGACGCGGGCCGTTCCGCCGGTTCCGGGTTTGGGCGCGCTTTCTCGCTGGCGGCGACCGCTTTTGCTGCCCTTGGGGTCGGCAGTTTCCTAAAGAGTTCCATTACCGAAGCCAGCGGCCTTGGCGAATCCATTAACGCCCTGGATGTGACATTTGGCAAGGCGTCGGGCGGAGTTCAGCAGCTCGGCAAGGACGCAGCTAAGTCTCTCGGCCTGTCAAATCTGGAGTTCAATAGCCTAGCTGTCAGGTTCTCGTCGTTCGCTGAAACTATTTCCGGACCTGGCGGGGACGTTACTAGCACGCTTGATGAGATGACCACTCGGGCGTCTGACTTCGCTTCTGTCATGAACCTTGACGTATCGCAAGCTGCCGAACTTTTCCAATCTGGGCTTGCTGGCGAAACTGAGCCTTTGCGGGCGTTCGGGCTGGACATGTCGGCTGCTGCTGTTGAAGCTTTTGCACTGGAAAGCGGCCTAGTAACTGCGGGTACCGCAATGACGGAGGCGCAGAAGGTGCAGGCCCGGTATGGGCTGTTGATGTCTCAGACATCTAAGACGCAGGGCGATTTTGCGAACACGTCCGGGTCTTTGGCTAACCAGACCCGTATCCTTTCGTCATCTTGGAAAAACACTCAGGCGTCGTTGGGGACACTGTTCCTTCCCGTGCTTGAGAAGGCGGTCGGGTTCATTGTTAGCAATGTCCTGCCGGTGGTTGATAAGTTGATTGCCAACCTTGGCGAGAGCGGCCTGGCGGGTGCGTTCGCGCCGTTGGCGTCAGCGGCGGGGCCTATCCTCCTTCAGGTTGGCGGGGCTGTGGGCGAGCTATCGGGTGCGTTGTGGGGGCTCGTTGCTGGTGCGCTGCCTCTACTCGGCCCGCTCATTGCGGGCGCTACGGGAGTGATGAACTTCCTGGCTGAGAACACTGGCATCTTGACCGCTGCGGTGATTGCGCTTGCTGCGGGGATGGTGGTTTGGAGGCTCGCGCAGATTGCGGGCAATATCGCCGCGCTTGCGTCAGTTCCTATCGCGGCGGCACAAGCCGCGTCTAATTTTACGCTGGCTGCTGCTATAAGGGCTCAGACTGCCGCGCAGGTCACCGATACGGTAGCAACCGCAGCTAATACGGGTTCTCGTGTGGCTGGGATTGGTGCCCTGATCGCTAATGGGGCGGCCCTGGTCGCTTCTCGGGTGGCGCAGCTCGCGGCCTCCGCGGCGACGGGCGTTGCCACGGCGGCGCAGTGGGCTTGGAACGCGGCTCTGACGGCTAATCCTATCGGCATTGTGATTGTTGCTATTGCGGCGCTTGTTGGGGCGCTGGTCTGGTTCTTCACGCAGACCGAGGCCGGTCGGGCTATCTTCCAGTCTGTTTTCGCGTTCATTCAGTCCACTGTTAATAGCGTGGTCCGCTGGTTTATGGGCACTTTAGTTCCGACTTTCCAGCGGGTCTGGTCCAGTGTGCAGTCGGGTCTTGGGGCTTTGGGTGGCTTCTTTTCGTCCACTTGGAGCAATGTTCTCGGTAACGTTGGCGGGTTCATTGGGAACCTTGTGGGCATATTTTCGTCCCTGCCGGGCCGGATCATGGGTGCGCTCGGTGGGCTCGCGGGGATGCTCGTTGGTGTTGGCCGGAACATGGTTCAGGGCTTGATTGATGGTGTTGGCGGGATGATCGGTAACGCTGTCCAGGCTGTGAAGAATGTTGGCGGGGCAATGTTGGACGGTATCAAGGGGTTCCTTGGTATCAAGTCCCCGTCACGCGTGTTCAAGTCCGAGGTTGGCATGATGATCGGCGCGGGCGTTATTGCTGGTGTTGATGCGTCGAAGCGTGGTGTTGATTCGAGTATCCGCGGCCTTGTGAGTGTGCCTAGTGTGCCGTCTTTCCGGGCCAGCTCGTACACGCCGGCTGGTGCTTACGGTTCGGGTTCGGGCGCAACCTTCAACACGACGATTAATCAGGTGGATGATCCTATCGGGACTTCCCACGCGGTACAGCGGCGCCTAACCGCGCTGGCAGTCTAGGAGGCCCCTTTGCCGTATCCATCCCCGATTACTTACCCGTCTCCGCTGCTCTTTCCGGGCGACGGGGCGGGTGGCCGAAATCTTGGGAACCTTGTTGCTATTGGTGACCTTCTGCTCAACTACATCGACGATGCGGGGGTTCACTGGATCCTTGAGAAGTTCGCTGGGTGGGGATCTCCGGCGTCATCTGCGGAGTTGACGCAGCGGGCGCGTGGTCATGGTGCTACGTCGTCTGAGGGCTTTCTACGGCCTCGCGTGATGACTCTGGAGGGCCTGATTGATGCGCCTACTCCGGAGGCTCTGACGCTGGCTGCTGAGCAGTTGGCGGCGGCTGTGAGCCTGTCCGGTTTCCGGTTGCTGGTGTCTGAGACTGGCCGTGTTCGCCATGTTGAGGCGCAACGTCAGGATGACGTTATCGTCACTGAGGTTAGCCCGACTGTGGCGGCATACTCGATCCAGGTTGTGGCGAAGGATCCGCGTAAGTTTGGTGACTTGATCACGGCGTCTACGCGTCTGCCGTTCTCTAGTGGCGGGCTTGTGTATCCGGCGACGTACCCGGTTACTTACACGGGCGTGTCTGGTACGGGCAAGATCACGGTGGATAACGCGGGGAACACTGAGGCTCCGGTGTGGTTGCGGATTGAGGGGCCTATTCCTGCTGGCGGGCATTCTGTGACGCATTTGGGGAAGGGTCAGACGCTCACGTTTGGTACGGCTTTGGCGTTGGGTGCTGGCGAGTTCTTGACCGTGGACATGGACCGCAGGGAAGTTCTTGCGCAGGGTCAGGCGCCGCGCTCGGGTTATGTGACTTCCCGCGGCTGGTTCTCGCTGGATCCTGGCGTGAATGAGATTGCTTTCGCTTCCCAAAACTATTCCGAAACCGCGAACCTGACGGTGAGCACTAAGCCAGCCTGGCAATAGGAGTTTGACATGACGATTTCTTGGGTAGCGCCCGATGGTATTGAGATTACGGCGCAGCAGTACCGGCAGGCTCAGGCGGCGCAGCATGGTGGTGGTGCGGGGCGGCGTCTTGGTGGGCGTAGCGGGTTCCGTGTTGATACGCCGTCTAACGTCCTTACGGCGACTAGTACGACGTGGACGCTTGGGCCTTGTGCGGCGATGCTGGATCCGGGTGCGACCACTCATCAGGGCATGTATGGGTGGAGTACGGACGCGAACGTGACCGGGGATATGGAGCCGGCGGATGGGACGAACCCGCGTAAGGACATTGTTTGCATTCAGGTGAATGATTCGTCTGCGGGTGACGGTTCGGGTGCGGTGTCGGCGCTGGTGTATTACATTGCGGGTACGCCGTCCGCTTCTCCGGTTGCGCCGTCGTTGCCGCCGCGCTCGTTCCTTGTGGGGACGATTAGTGTCCCGGTCCTCAATGGTGGTTCGCCGTCTGTGGTGCTGAACCCGGCCCGGTATGTGGCTGCTGGCGGTGTGTTGCCTGTCGCGTCGGATGGGGAGGCTGCGGGGCTGGTTCAGTCTCCGGGCCTGACCGTTTCGTATAGTGACGGGCTGACCGCGACGAGCGACGGAACAACCTTTGTGGAGCGTACCGAGTCGGTGCGGCTCACCCCGCCCGATAGCGGCTGGACTGTGGTTGGTGGGTTGGTGAAGACCCGCACACATGGTGGCCTGACTCAGGTGAACATGACGGTGCGGGTCACTAGGACGGCTTCGGGCGGTGACTTCCCGATTGGTCCGGGCTTCCAAACACTTTTGGCCGGGTTCATCCCGTCTGGTTGGCGCCCTGGTGTTGTGACTGATATGCGCACGGTGGTGAATGATGGTGCGGCGGCTGGGCAGACGGAACCGGTGGTGCGTGTTGGTACTGACGGGACTGTCGCTATGCGGCCCGCGCAGGGTTACGCGGCGGTAACGGGACAAGCTAACTGGTTCTTCCACCTACAAGGGTGCTGGTACCTGTAACAAGTAATGGAGGGCCCACGGTGTGGAAGCTGAAGCATCGGGCATCCTGTCGTCCTGGCTGGCGCAGCTCGGCATTTTCGGTCTCGGCCTTGTCGTTATCGGCTTGTTCGTGTGGTTGTGGATGCGCGAGTCACGCGCTGTCCGGGCTGACACGGAAACGATCATTGCCCGCAAGGATAAAGAAATCGCGGACCTCACTAGGCGCATTGCTGAGTCTGAGGCTAAAGAGCGCACAACTTATGCGGAGCTCATGGCCTGCCGCTACCCAAAGAATGGTGGTGTTGAGTGATGCCTAATTCTGAGGCGAGACGTAAACGTAACATGTACGCGGCGATTGTTGGGTTCGCTTCGGCGGCTTTGCTGATTGGCGTGTTTTTGTGGGGTGCTGCTGCGGCGCGGATGGGTGAGGTTGCGCAGTCGAATGCGCAGACGTTGGCTGAGCAGGTGAAGCAGGCTTGCGCTACCGGGCAGTTGGTGATTGATGACCGGAATTTGTGTGAGAAGGCGACCCTGATTGCTGCGGCGCCGGCTGAGCTTGTGCCGGGGCCTCCGGGTCCGCAGGGCGCGGACGGTAAGGATGGGGAGCCGGGTCCGCGTGGTCCTACTGGCGTGGATGGTGCTGATTCTACGGTGCCGGGTCCTGGTGGTCCTCCGGGTCCGGTTGGTCCGCAGGGTGAGCCTGGTCCTGTCGGGCCTGTCGGTGCTACGGGTGCGCAGGGGCCTGCGGGTTCTGACTCCACAGTACCCGGCCCGCAAGGGCCGCAAGGGGCTACTGGTCCTATGGGTCCTCCCGGTCCTGCTGGCGAGGATGGCGCGGACGGTGCTAACGGCACGTCGCCTAGTTCTTTTACGTTTACCGACCGGACGGGCACCACGTACACGTGCACACCGAACCCGCCGGGATCCTCCACCTACACGTGCGCGTCGAATGGAGTAGTGCCATGAGCTACGAGCTAATCACCCAGTACGACTCGCGGAATTTCACCCCCGCCGCGCAGGTCCCGGCAGTTTATGGGCGTGCGCGGACTATCGATTCGATCACGATTCATTGGTGGGGTTTGCCGGAGTGGAACGCCACGTTTGAGGGCACCACGGATTTCCTTTGCACAAACACGAAACCGACATCCGCGCATGAGGTTATCGAGGCCGGGCGCGTCGCTGTGATCGTGAGTCATGGAGACGCTGCGTGGGCGGCTGGGAACGCAACGGGAAACGCTACGAGCGTCCACCTTGAGCTGAACCCGCGGGCCAGCGACGGGGACTATGCGACCGCCGCCGAGCGTATCCGTGACATTCGCGCCGAGCATGGCAAGGATTTGCCGCTGATACCGCACCGCACATGGCAGGCAACGATGTGCCCTGGACATTACGACCTTGCCCGGCTGGACAGCATGTCTCGGGACGGCACTATCTCATTGCAAAGCACGAGTACACCACAGGAGGATGACATGGCGGCAGATACCCCATTCACTAGCAAGGACGGTTCCCCCGTAACTCTTGAGCAGTTGCTGAACAGTATTGACGGCAAGGTTGAGGGCGTGCCGGCGCTTCGTGCAGAGTTCCACGCTCTGGATGTTGATTTGCGCGGGGACTTGGCGAACAAGGGCCAGCAGCTCGCGGCGCTCACAGCGGCGAACGGGCGACTGGTGGAGTTACTGGCCGGGCGTGACGGTTTGGACGCTCAGGCGATCATTGACGGCGTTACAGCGGCCATCGCTGAGCGGGTCAAGATCACCGCGACAATCGACGGGGGCGCGAAGTAGATGGCTGATCATGTAGCAACTGAAACCCCGAATCGTTGGATCCATGACCCGCGGATAAGGAATTACGCGTACAAGGTGCTGGCTGCGGCTGGTCCTGTTGCGCTACTGTATGGCTGGCTGAGCGCGGAGGAAATCGCTGTGTGGCTGGGGCTCGGCGCGACGATTCTTGGCACCCCAGCGGGCACCCTGGCCGCTGTCAACACCCCGAAGTAACCGACGCTAGGAGTCCCGTATGCCGCTGTCTTGGGTTTCAGTAAGCGCGTCTACGGGCGCGATCATCGCGGACCTGCCCACACTAAGGCCGCAGGGTGCGTTGAAGCGGACCATTGGCAGGCACGAGACGCAGACCGCGACACTGCCCCTTGATGGTGCGCCGCGGAACTGGCGGGCGGCGACACGTAAGAAGTCGGTGTTCCTGGTGGCGTTGGAGGAGACTCCGGGTGTGGAGCAGGGTGTGCCGGTGTGGGGTGGGATGGTCACTGAACGGTCCACCACGCACCGGGATGGGGTGGCGCTGTCCCTGGTCACGGCTGAGGACTACCTGAATGACAGGTACGTGAAGGACCGCAACTATCCGGGCTGGGGTCAGAACGAGATTGTGGAAGACCTTGTTGCCCGGTACATCGCAACCACACCCTACGATCCGGGCCTACCGTTGCGTGTGGTGAAGCTGCCCGGCGCCAACCCTGCACGTGACCGCACCTACCTGGACGCGGACGATAAGACCGTGTTCTCGGCCCTCGAGGAACTGTCCGGTGTGATTGGCGGGCCTGAGTGGACTATCGAATGGGAATGGGTGGACGAGCGGAAACTAGGGCTGGTCCTGTATGTGGGGGCGCGGCTTGGTTCCGCACCGCCGGCCGGGATTGGCCCGTCGTCATGGTTCCACCTCCCCGGCAACGTGCAAGACGCCGAACTGACCGAAGGCTACCGGCGGGGTGAGGGCGCTAACGATGTGATGGCGGTGTCGTCCGGGTCTGAGGATGCCCGCCCGCAGTCGTACCACCAGCAGAACCCGATAGACGGGCGCCCAAGGATCGAGTTCCGCTGGACACCCTCAACATCGATCACGCAGATAGAAACGTTGAACGAGCACGCACGCCGGGCGCTGGAAGGTATGCAGCACGGCACCACCGCGCTCGCCATCACCGCCGTCCGCGACGAGACAACACCCTTCCGCCTCGGTGACGAAGTCGGGTTCGACCTGACCTCCCCCGCCTGGCCGGACGGTATCAGCGGCACAGCACGCGCCCTCGGCATCGAATGGACAGACACCACCATCACCCCGGTACTCGACGTGACCGGCATAGAGGGGATCGACTAATGCAGCCTGGACAGTTTGCGCCGAAGGGTGAGGATTGGCTTGTTAGGGAGTTTCAGACCCTACGCCGGGAGTTGAACGAGCTGCGCGCCGCCAACGTATTCGGGCTTACTGGCATCCGGCCCAAGGATGGCGGAACGGACCTAGACGGATTCGTGAACGTCAACGGGCCGCTAACCGTCAACGGCACGCAGGTAGTCAACGGGCCAATGACCATCACCGGGACACTGTCCCTGCCCGCGGGCATCATCGGTAACGACGCGCTGACTGACCCTCTGGTCATATCAACTTCCGGCGTAAGTCAAAACAACTTCGCCACGTCCACAGGGGCAACTGCCTACGCATCCGCGACGGTAACAATCCCGGACGGATACTCACGCGCCGACGTGCAATGCATGGTGGTGGGCGGGGCAATCAACAGCACCGCGACTGGGGACTACCTCTACGTAGCTTCCAGCATCAACGGGGTGGCTGGCGGGGAAACACCGCAGGCCGCTGCGGCAAGCGGGGGTTACGCTTCGGCGGCGGCTAACGGCATTCGAAGCCTCACGGGCTTGGCTGGCGGGACGATAACTGTCGCCTGCCAGATCAGATCCGGGGGTGCGGCGTGGACGGCAAGCACAAGCAACTTCGCCAATATGAACGCCGTGATCTTCTTCCGCCGCTAGACGACTACTTGAGGTAGCCCTCTCCCGGCGGCTGCGGGTTCGGCGGGGCCATCTGACCGGGCGCTGGTGCTGGTGCCTGTGTTGCGGGGGTCCAGAGCTGCGGCGCGGGGGCTGGTGCTGGTGCTGGTGCTGGGGCAGGCTGGGGCGCTACGTAGCCTGCCCCAGGTGTCACGTAGACGGGTTCAGGCGCGGGTGCCACATACACGGGCGCTGGGGGCTCGGTTACTACAACTTCCGCTGGAGCAACGGGTGCAGGTTCGACGGTCGGTTCCGGTGCGGCTTCGGTCACAACGGGCTCCTGAACAGGCGCGGGGGCCTCAGTGGTAACGACAGATACGGGTGCGGGCGTCGGTGCGGGCTGGTTGTTCGCGTTCGCGGTAGCAACGAGCCCTAGAGCCATTCCCCCGAGAAGCAAAGTACCAACGGCCCCGAGGGCTGCTGATTTTGTTTCCATGCAATGAATGTTAGCCGTTTGGGCAACAAATTAATAGTCAGGAGTGACGGCTGTGGCAAAACGTAACTGGGCGGACGGGGTACTCGGCAACACGCCGTTGTCCGCTGAGCGCCTGAATCAGTTGGAATCGGACCTTGATGCGGCGTTGGTGGCGCTCGCACGGGATCCGGAAACTTTGTTTGCGGGTGCGGTGACACGGAACGCGGATGGTGCCCCGACATCGGCTGTTGTGAAGTGGCCGGGCGGTGAGGACGGCACCTACTCAGGGACCGCATCCGTCAGTTTTCCCGGTTCGATCAGCGCGTACACGATCACGCGGATCACAAACACCGGCACCGTCACGTACACGCAACCGGCAGTGACGCGTGACGCAACAACCGGGAACATCACCAACCGCCCACCCATCACCACCAGCTAGGAGCACCCCATGGTTTTACCGGCAGGCGTCACAACATGCCTTGTATTCAAGAACGCCCCGGTAGGTTTCGGTGGCGCGGCGGGCGGTGTCGAGTTTGAGATAACCCCGAGTGTCCGGCTAGTGCACACCGCAACGGGCACACCGCTCGTTGACTTCATTGAGTCTGTCGCGCCGGCTGACGGTGGTGTCGCGCAAATCCTTTTGCCGCACACGGATCAGGACGGTTTCCAGGACGAAGCGGGTAACGCTTTCAAAAACTGGCACTACACGGCAAGGGTTCGTCTGAAGAGGACGGGCAACCAGCCGAAGCACGAGCCGTTGTTCGACTTTCAGTTGCCTGCCGGGCAGGTGTCGGTGGACCTCTCAAAGGTGCCGCGTGGTGTTGCGGCTCTCCCAACCTCAGCACCTATCGCTGTCGTCACTTCAATCAACGGGATGACGGGTGCGGCTGACACGTACCTGCAACTGGCGAGGACGCCTGAGGTTCTATTCTCCGGTCCTATCACGCTCACAGCAGGCGCACCCACGTCCGCGTCCGTGGTGTGGCCTGACGGAACCGCGGGCACGTACACCGGCACCCCATCGCCCACGTTCCCCGGCACCATCGACTCCTACACCATCACCCACGGCACGACCACATACACCCAGCCGGCCGTCACCCGCGACACAGACGGCAACATCACCAACCAGCCCGCCATCGTAGTTAGCTAGGAGACGCCATGAGTATTCTTGAACCATCCAAGGTCACGAGTGCGGGCCTCGACGCCGCAACAGCAACCAAAATCCAGACACTCGGAACCGCAACCCGCGGCGCAATCGCGGTAGCAAGCCGGGACGCCGTATCGATATACCTTGCGACAGACCTAGGTATCGCCGTCTCCGCGACAGAGAACCAGGCGCCCGCCATCAATGCCGCCATCGAGTCCGTCCCCGCAGGCTCCATCATCAAATTCCCGGCCGGGGATTACCTCGTTGGATCCACCGTCACGCTCAATAAGCGCATCACCATTCAGGGGCCGGGGAGGCTCGTCGCCAACCACGATACGCCCGCAGTCGATATTACCGCCGACAATGTAACTATCGACGGAAACCTTGCACTCGTCGGCAGGCAGCGCACCACATGGATTAGTGGCGCATCCGGCATCCGCATCAACGGAACACTCGCGACACCCATTCGCTATACCCATATCGGAAAAGTGTCCCTCTCCACATTCGGCGGCGGCGGAATCGATGGGAAGTTCGTCCAGGACTTCACCTCAACCGACACCACGATTGATGCCTGCGCATACTACGGCATCATGCTCTTCTCAGCCAACCGCGCAACCATCGTCCGGCCTAAAATCAACGACATTAGCGGTAGTGGACAAGTCAACGCCTACGGCATCACCGCAACACGCCTCAACGGCACGCTCGAAGACCAGCCGCGTTCCCGTGACGTGCTCATTGAAGACGGCACTATCAGCAACGTTCCCCTATGGGCGGGCATCGACACCCACGGCGGAGAACGCATCACAGCCCGCCGATGCATCGTGACCGGATGCAAAAAAGGTATCGACTTCGTAGCCGCCGACGACGCTACGAACACCACCGCATACGCGCCCCTCGATGTGCTGATTGAATCCTGCGTGGTCGATGGCACTGGGGTAGCAACATCACACGGCATCGGCGTCTCAGGCGCCGACAGCGCCCCTGGAACAGTAGTTGAGTACGCAACGGGCACCGTAGTTAACTGCCGAGTCGTAAGGGCCGGCGACCCTGCCAACAACTCCCTGGGCGGGTATTGGTTCAGGGCTACAAGGGGGCTGCGTGTATACAACATCCGCGCTGTAGAGCCTGGTAGCCACGGCGTAGTGTTCATGCAGAACAACCTGTCATTTATCGCAGACGGCGTGGAAGTAACTGACCCATGGTCAGACACCCACACCATCCCCGCTGCGATAGCCACACGATCCACCTACAACACCGGCATCGTTAGTGGCATGTACGGACGGCGCGGCACCAAAACGGCAACGACAGTCTTGGCTTACGGCTTCTACCAGTCAGATCCCGCAACGACAACCACAATCGAGTTCACGCCAAACTGTGCAGTGGAAGCAGGCGCGTTGATAGCGGAGGCAAGCAGCGGCCTCCGAACCCGCATGGTAGCTACCGCTTCAATGGTCACCATCGGTCGGGGCAATGGACGGCTCGCCTTCTTTGGGTCAACCCCAACAGTCAAAGCAGCAGTGACAGGCTCCCGCGCTGACGGGACCGCACTGGCAAACCTTCTTACCGAGCTGGCAGCTAAAGGGCTCATCACCAACAGCACCACAGCGTAACTTTCCCTCCCAGAATCGCCCCGTCCACTTCGGTGGGCGGGGCTTTTTTGCGTGCCCGGTTTTGAGTGAGACGGGCTGTGATGTGCTGTGGTGTGCTGTGACGGCGGAAGGGGCTTAGGCTATAGCTGCGGCTGTAGTTGGCCTATTTCCAGGGCTGTCCGGGCAATGAAAAATCCCCTAGATTCCTTGAATTCTAGGGGATTTTCAGTGGTAGCGGTGGGGAGGCTCGATCTCCCGACCTCACGATTATGAGTCGTGCGGCGTATAATTAATCCATTCGATTTACTAGCGTTCTGGCGCGGAAATCCGCGGAATCTAGCGATTCTTGAGTCCCACCAGAAACGCCAGCATACGCCACAATGCGCTAGCTTAGGCTTGCATATAGGCTACAGTGCCGATAGAGTAGTCATATCGGAACAAGCCGAGACAAGCGGGGGGAAACGAAATGCACGCACTGGCCCAGAACATCAAGGCAGGCGATACCTTCGCCTACGGTCGCGGCGGCAAGCACTGGACGGCCTTGGAAGATGCGGACACGACCAGCATGCGCCGCACCCACGCAGGCGAACTGCTCGTCTCCATTTCGGTTTCCTTCCACGGAGTCCGGCAGGGAATGCCCCTCGGCGTCCCGCTCGACAAGATCGTCCGGCTCATCCCCTCAAAGGTCGCGGCATGAACAACCAAGTGATCCCGGACGAGGCGGTAGATGCCGCTGTTGAGGCTTTGCTCGCGTCCAAACTGGGGGATCACGCCGGGATCAACGGGGAAGAGTTCGTCGAAGCAGCGCACCTAGCCCTCGAGGCCGCGGCACCGCACATGCTGGCGGACGAGGCTAAGCTCGCTGCGGTGATCGTCGCGTTGGACCCATTAGAGAGGGTAACTAAGTGGATGGTTACAGATGACGAGGCAGGCAGGTACGCGCTCGAAGCCGTCCAGAAAATACGTGCCATCCTGGACGGTGCCCAGTGATCCGGGAGGAGGCTGTCAAGGCGGCAGTGAAGGCGTTTAGGGATGCGCACGAGGCGGCTGAGAAGGCTTGGATGGAACAGCCGGGCGCTGAAACTCCTAATCTTGAAAGTTACCTGCGCGCCGCCCTCGAAGCCGCGGCCCCGCACATGCTCGCAGGGGCGTTTGATGAAGCGGCGGATGCGTGGGGCGAGGCAGTGTCATGGTCAGATAGTCGCCCAAGCCCCGAACAAGTGCAGCGGTGGCTACGATCCCGCGCCAACACCTACAGGACCCCCAATGCCCGCTAAGTGGACCCAAACGGATGAGGCGAACCTGGCCGCTGACCGTGCGGTGATACGGAAGATGCGGGCCATGGGGGAAGAACCATCCGCGTGGCTGCTGCAAGAGTTCGAGGAACTGACCGAGCGGCGGAAACAAGCCAAACCACGACGCCGCAAAGGAGACGGCGGCGTCTACCAACGCGCAGACGGGCTATGGTGCGTATCGCTTGAGCTACCCGAAGGACTCGACGGGAAACGGCGCAGGAAAGTCATCTGTAGGCGCTCAAAACAAGACGCCGTTGAGGAGCTAGCCAAGGCGAAGGCCGAGCTTGAAAGTAACGCAGCCAAAGAAGCGGCCGACCTGGAAGCGCGGCGTGAAGCGTTACGGGCAGAACGCGTAGCCGGATGGCGCGGCAGCAGCCGCCGCGTGCGCTAAGCCTCTAGCGCCTTCTCAGCCAACTCGGCGGCGCGGAACTGGGCATCGGGCACGAGATGCGAGTACCTGTCAATGGTGGTCTGTATGCTCTCGTGTCCCAGTCTGCGTGACAACTCAAACGGACTCATGCCCGCCCCAAGCATGAGGGAGGCGTGAGTGTGGCGCATGTCGTGGATCCGCGGCCGGTCCCCTGATTCCCCGTAGCCGAGGGCAGCTAGTGCGCCTTCCCAGAACTCATAGAAGGATGAGTGACGGATCGGCCCGCCGTATGTCGTGGTGAACACGAGCCCCGCAGGGCCGGCTGCTTCCACGTGTGGGCGAAGGATCTTCACGAGTGACGGCGATAGGCTAACGCTACGCCGTGACTTCTTAGTCTTCGGCGGTCCCACGTAGAACCTATCGTCCTCGTCACGCTTCCATGCCTTCTCAATCCGCACGGTGGGCTGCTGCACGTCTAACTGAAAGTCCCCGCCTAGTAGTGCCGTGGCCTCCCCGAATCGCGCCCCAGTGCCCCGCAGGAAGGCCATGAGCGGCTGATAGCGGATAGGGTGCGCCATGACCACAGCCAGGGACTCTGCCGCCGTCATGAAGTACATCTTTTCCTTGATCGACTCATCACGAGGGAGCTGCACACCCTTGCACGGATTGTCAGCCCGGCGCTTTAGTCGGATGGCCGTCTCCATGGATGCCGACAGTAGGCCATGATGATTTGCTATCGTCTTGGCTGACAGTGGCGTGCCCTTGTAGGACTTGCCCTGCATGTACTTGACCCACTTGACGACATCCTCGTGCTCAACGGCGGCAACGGGCAGCTTTCCCAGTCGCTCGCTGAAATGGTTCCTGATCGCGTTGGTGTATCGCTTGACCTGATCTGGGCCGGCGCGGGTAAGCATCTCGATGTGACGCGTCATGTTCTCCGCGACGGTAGGCCCGCCGATCACAACCTTCTCCAGGATCCGTTCCACGGATGCCAGAGAGTTTCCATTGGCCTCGACTAGCCGCTTGAATCGCTGCGCATCCGCGTCGCTATCGCATGGGTAGGAGGTTTCTTTGCCAGTGTCGGAGTCGCGCCATCGGACTACATGCGCGACACTTCCGTCCGTGCGGGTCCGCTTCCGAATGCTAGCCATGGCCTAAGTCTACTATCCGTGTCCACAAAAAAGGGATCCGTGTCCACACGACCAAAAGAAGGCCCCTACATCGGCGTGATGTAGGGGCCTTTCTGGCGGAGAATGGGGGATTTGAACCCCCAAACCACTTCCCTAGATGTAGGCAAAAACCGCGTAATCTCGCGGAAGTTGACACGATCCTAGTTGCGTGCATCCAACTGCAAACTACCCTATTCGTGGACGGCGTCCACATGGCGCATCCAGACGCAGTGCACAAAGTAGCCCCTCTCAGAACATTCCTGAGAGGGGCTACTTTTGCGTTCCCTTACAACTTGATACGACCCGAACCCCCATGGGGTTAGGCCTACCCTTGCCCGCCGTTATCAATTCGGCGGGCAAGCTCTTCCAGGAGTTGCTGCGTGGACATGTCCTCTACGCCGATGCGTACCTCATGAAGATTCGCCTCCGCGTCCGTTATTAGCTCCGCTTCAGCCAGGGCTTCTAGAACATTTCGGTGGAAGGCGCGGGCGAACTGAATCACAAAGCGAGGTTCAGCGTTGAGGCCAGCCTTCCAGCGACTCATGGCGGACTTGTCGAACCCGGCGCGGTCAGCAGCGTCTTTAGCTGTCATGCCTTCTGTTACACGGGTGACGTACTCATACCAGCGGGTGGGAGTGTTCTGCATAGGGGCAACACTAGTTTGTGGATATGCAACTAGTCAACGCGGTTAATGCAAGTCGATTGTCCAATTGATTACGCGACACGCCCGGATGCGTAGCAAAACCTGAGTACATACTTGGACGAAAATTCCGCGCCATCTAGGGGAATTTTGCACCCACACGCCGAAAGTGGAGATTAACACCACAACCCGGGGTTGTGGTTGTGCAAGTACTCCTCTAGAGTACTGAGTATCAGCAACGGGGGTTGCTACAACCACCAATTGCACCACCACAACAAGGGAAAGGTCTCCTCCCTAATGGCACAGCCAAAGCTCGTCATCAACCACGAAACACTCGAACGACTCCGCGACGGACGCCCCTGGGGGATCTTCGCAAAAGAGATAGGCATCGATAGCGGATACCTCTCCCGGATACGCCACGGCGACTCACAGCCTGGTCCCAAATTCATCGCCAGCGTCGTCACCGCATACCCCGTCCGAATGGACGAAATCGTGGACGTAGCGGCCTAAAGCGATGGAAGACAAACTCTTCACCGCCGCCGAGCTAGCCGAGAAGTTGGACGTAGCAACGGAAACCGTCCGCAGGATGTGCAAGACCGGCAAATGGCCGCACACCAAAATCGGGCGACTCTACCGATTCACAGAAGACCACTACAAGGCCATCACCGCACCGCCCGTAGTGGAACAGAAGCCCCGCACGCAACGCAAGAACATCGCGCACCTCCTGCGCTCCGCATAGCATCACCCGCCGCAGCGCATAGCGCCGGCCACTCGCAACACCAAGACCGCTGTCTGGCGGCAAGCTAACCAAGCTGAGAAAAGAGTGATACCCCATGCCTGAAATCAGCCCTTCCTTCATCCAGATCAAGAAATGGATCATCGAAGCCGCCCCTGAATACGGCGTCAAGATGACCGGCAACCGCGCTAAAGCACTCGCTGGACGCTACCTGGCCGAACAAGACCCCGAACTTGACGAGGGGCGCACCGAATACGCAGATCCAACCGGCACCGAAGCAGTCCGCCGCTGGATGAACGACATGTTCACCCGCCTAGATAGGGCGGTGGCCGCGTGATTGCCGCCGCTTTGGAAGAGGTCAAAGCCGAATGGTTCGAAGACGCCCGCCTCATGATCAACCGCCTTGCAGAATGCCAGCCGATCGTAACTGCCGACGATCTACGCAGGGTCATGAGGCCCGCACCAGTGAGCAATTGGACCGGCCTCGCGTTCACGCAAGCACATAAGGCCGGCGACATCGAATGGGTCCGCTACGTCCGATCAACCAGCAAGACAAGGCGCGGCGGATCCGTATCCGAATGGCGACGGAAGGTGGAGACGGCGTGAAGGTCTGCGGCGTTGACGGTTGCGAGCGAAAAGTATTAGCTCGCGGCTGGTGCAGTATGCACTGGCAGCGGTGGAATAAAACAGGCAGCCTTGGCGAGGCTGATACGCGCCGCACCAAACTACCCGACGTATGCAAGATGCAGGGATGTGAGAATCGCCCAGTTGGGCGCCAGATGTGCGCTAAGCATTATGAGCGCTGGCGACAACATGGACATCCTCTTGGCCATTCGCCAACCCGCGTCGTGGACCATCCAGACACTTGCGAAGTAGACGGGTGCGGCCTCGCATACTACGCCAGCGGTATGTGCTGCGCTCACTACAACCGCGTCCGAGCACATGGGGATCCGAAGCCTGAACGCCCCATAGGGCCCGCAAGACAAGAAGAGCACGCGTCATACCGTGGCGACAACGCCGGATACATAACAGTCCACTGGCGAATGAGAAAAGCGAACGGGCCGGCGAGCAACAAGCGCTGCCAACACTGCGATAGCACTGCTAGCGACTGGGCATACGACCATGGCGACCCTGACGAAAAGCTAAGCGCCGAAGGCCTTCAGTACAGCACCAAACAAAACCACTACATCCCGCTATGCCGGAGTTGCCATATCAATTTCGACATCAACTGGCGCAAAAACCAAGGAGCAGCAGCATGAACTGGACACATCTTATCGTTGGCGTTTTAGCTATCGGGTTCGCGGTGGCGATTCCATGGGCAATACGCAGGGACCGCTGGTACTGCGAACTGTCCACCCTCGACGACGAGCAGCTGGCCGCATACGTGGAGCAGTACCCGGATGTTCTCGACTGGCGGGGGTGGCGGTAATGCAGGCGGTCAAGTATTGGTTTGCGCTGGTCCTGCTGGTTGTCCTTGCCGTGGGTGTTGTCGCCGGGTTCGTTGACTGGGCGGTCGGGGTGATCGGGGGATGAGCGAAACGATCTACTGCCCGGCGCAGACCCGCCCGGCGCGCATGTATGTGGATCCGGAACCAGCCGAGTACTGCGAGAACCAGGTCGAGGATTACGGCGACTACTGCGAAGAACACTCTTACACCGACGCGGACGCCGCTGATGACGCCCGCGAACACGATTACGAAGCAAGGATGGGGTACTGACAATGACCACTAGCCAGCACGCAGCACCATGGACGATGCGCCGGATTGTGCGGATGTTGACGGGCGCACCCGTCCCGCGCCGACGCCCACCAACCGGGGACGTGTTGACGGCCCGTGAAGCCGTAGCAAGGGCGTTGTTCAGCGACCACGTCCAGGGCTCGAAACTCGACCTCCTGAACTACGACAACTCCCCCAACCTTCAGTACGCGTGGGGCCTCGAAGCAGACCTACACCTCAGCGTCTCCCGCGAGGACCGTGACGTAGCCAACCATTTCGGCTACACCATCGCCCAGTGGGTCAGCTTCTCCGCAATGTACAAAGTAGACCGCCGCGAAGAGTTCGCACTCGTGAACGGCATGGCGTCATGAGCGTCCCTGTTACCCCGGCCGCGGTGTTGCGGCTCGCGCAGGCTGTACCCGAAACGCCGGAAAACTACCCGATCATCCGCGAACTCATCCACGCACTCAAAGACCTAGTAGAAATCACAAAGGACACCAAATGACGGAACAGCCGGGCACCTTGTATGACACGGGCGTCGGCACTATTGGTGGGCGCGGGCAGCAAGCAACCATCCCATACCCGACACCACAGCACACGGTCACTATCCGGCGGGTCACCGAAGACGCCCACAACGACTACCACGTGACCGCTGACACCGCGATCCGGCAGCGCATCGAACGTTTCCGGGAGAACGCCCAACCGTACACCCGCGACGGGATGGCGCTGACCTACACGGACACCACAGGGACCACGATCACCCTCACTTACCAGGAGCCAAAATGACCGCCGCTAACACCCGCGACGACCTTGCCCGTATCGCCCATGACACCATGTTCCCCGACTCGGTTGAGGACATGGCGACGTGGCCGCCTTCATTGTTCGCTGTTGCTGACGCGATCCTCGCGGAAGGTTACCGGAAGCCATGACCGCCGCCGAGTTGAACGGGATTGCTGCTGCTGCCGAGGTTGAGACGGCGCGTTACGAGGCACTCACGAACCAAGCACAAACCAGCGGGCTCGTGTTCGACTACAACGCCCCACTACCCACCTTCCCCGACTACCGGGCACGCTCATGGGAACCCGCAGCCCGACACTACCGCGACCTCACAGACGAGGAAAAAGCCGATGCCTAACCCCGAATGTGAGGCTGAGGAACGCAACCGACGCGCCCTCTACATCCTCGAAAACGAATGGGGCTGCGGACGAATCGACGTACCAGCCATGCAACGACTCTTACGCGGGGAAACCTGCGACCACGACTAAGCCGCCAACAGAGCGGCTTTTCTTTTGCCCACGATGGGGGAACAAATGACATCCGAAGCCCGCATTTACGCGGATATGACCAACGAGGAGTACCACGCCCACAAGGGCGCGTTGTCCTCTTCTGGAGCCCGACTCCTGCTGGATAAGTCGCCACTGCATTTCAAGGTGCGGCAGTCCAAGCAGGAGACTAACGAGGCGTTCGAGACAGGGACGCTCACGCATGCTCTTGTGCTTGAGAATGACGAGTCCGCCGCTGAGGTCCTGGACTTTGATAACTGGCGCACGAAGGCCGCTAAGGAAGCTGCCGCCGCCGCTAGGGCTGCCGGGAAGATCCCCGTACTTCCAGCCCAGTGGGACGAGATACGGGCCATGCGTGACGCTGTGTGGGCGAACCCTGACGCGGCACTGTTGCTGTCCGGGGGTAAGGCTGAGCAGTCGATTTTTTGGAAGCACCCGTCCGGCGCACTGTTGCGCTGCCGGCCTGACTACTACGTGCCTGAGTCGCCTATCGGCCCGATCTGCATTGACCTCAAGACGAGCGTCTCGGCGGATCCCCGAAAGTTTGAGTCAAGCGCTTCAGACTACGGCTACTTCCACCAGCAGGCTTGGTATGAGGACGGGATAGAGGCGCTCACCGGCACCCGCCCAGTCTTCGCCTTCATCGTCGTAGAGAAGGGCGATGTACCCGCCGTTAGTCTGCCGACACTCGACGCCTACGACGTGGACATAGCCCGCATCGACAACCACGCCGCAGTCGAACTCTGGAACAAATGCCGCACCACTGACGAGTGGCCCGGCTACCCACCATCCGCACCGCTCCGCATGAAGCCATGGACCCGCAAACTCATCGAGGAAAGAGTCACCAATGTCTGAAATCGTCCCTATCGGTAACAAGGTTGAGTACGCCCAAACGCTGGCGCATTCGAACCTACTTCCGAAGCACTTCCAGAACAACCCGGCCAACCTGCTGTACGCGATTGAGTTTGCCGAGGCGTTGGGCATGAAGCCGATTCACGCGATCACTTCGGTGCATGTCATCAACGGCAAGCCGTCCGCGTCCGCTGACCTTATCGGGACGATGGTTCGCCGCGCTGGCCACAAGCTCCGCGTCTCTGGCGACGACACCTACGCCGAGGCTGTGCTGGTCCGGGCAGATGATCCCGACTTTGAGTTCCGGGCACGCTGGGACATGGACAAGGCCCGCAAGGCTGGACTGAACACGGCTACCTGGAAGGCGTACCCCGGCGCTATGCTGAGGTCACGCGCCATCACTGAGGTTTGCCGGGCAGGCGCTCCTGACGCTCTCCACGGCATCCAGCACAGTACCGAGGAACTCCAGTCACTCGGCGAGGTCAGCAGGCCAGCACCGCAGGCCCACGCTTCCGTCGCTGACAGGCTCAAGGCCGCAACCGCCGAGACGGTCACGGCTGAGGTTGAACCCGACGAAGATCCTGTCCTTTCGTGGGAGCAGTTGGCCGACGCTGCTGCGGGCGATGTTCCTACGCTCCAGAACATGTACGCCAACGCAGAACAGCAGGGCGCAACCCCCGAGACGCTCGACTACATCAAGTCGAAGGCGGCGGGATGACCATCGAGGAGGACGGCCACGTGTCGTTGTCGATCATTGCCGGGCCGCTCCAGCCGTCCGAACTGCACCCACGAAACCTGTTCATGGGCTCATCACTCTGCGTCACCATCCAACCCCACATCGCCCGGCAATGGATCCAGGCCCTCGAACCAATCGCAAGTAAGGAAACCAAATGAGCATCAGGGAACTACAGGAGCGGTGCGGTAAAGCCGCGGAGGCTAAAGGTTTCCACGACGACAGGCCGAAACCGTCATGGGTGGGCAGCAAGGATCGACTGCGGGACTGGCAAGGCAACAAGCTAATGCTCATCGTCTCTGAAGTCGCTGAAGCTCAGGACGAACTCCGAAAGGGCATACCTGCCGACAAGACCTACTACCCCACCGCCGGCAACACAGGCGCATTCGAGAAGGCCGAACACAAACCCGAGGGCGTCCCGTCTGAAATGGCGGACGTGGTCATCCGGGTCCTGGACTTTTGCTACACAGAGGGCATAGACCTCGAAACCATCATCGAAGAAAAACTTGCGTACAACGCAACCCGCGAACGACTCCACGGAAAGAAGTTCTAAACATGGCAACGATTAGCACGACGGCGAACATTGGCAACTACCACGGCCTGAAGTTCAGCAACGACGGGAAGCCGCGCATCAGCTTCTCGGCGGCGGAAACGGCGAGGGTCAAGGATCAGTCCGGGCAGTGGGTGGACGGAGGCACAACCTGGTACAACGTGACCCTGTTCGGTGGCGCTGCCGAGGCCCTTGACCAGCTCATTGCGAACCAGGGCGGCAAGGGCAAGGTCATCTTCACGGGCCGCATGTCCACCCGGCAGTACGAAAAGGACGGGCAGACGCGGGACTCGCTGGATGTTGTCGCTGACTCTGTTGGGCTCGTGCCGAAGAACCAGCCCAACAACACCCAGCAGAAGCCCGCGGCACAGGGCCAGGGTGGTTGGGGTGGGCAGCCCAGCGGCGCCGGCGGATGGGGCGACGGCAACACTGGCGAGAGTCCGTTTTAGCCGTGGCATTCAAGACGAAGCCCCGCGGTATTCATGCGACGTTCGTGTTTGATTGCCCACGGTGCAGGCAGGAAGCGACCGTGACTGGCGGGCGTGTTGATAACCACGACTGCCGCGAACCACGACCCGTCACACTCGCGCAACTACGCACAGCACTCGACAGGAGGGGGCCGTGATCGTCTGGGATGACCCTATCCCCCGCAACTGCCCCATATGCGGACGGTTTCTGAAGAAGACAGTAGAAGGCCCGCTAGGAGTACGCGAAGGCGACCCCGGCTGGATCCGCACCACGCACACCTGTTCAAACACTGTTGTAGATCACGACTGGGACTAGCCGCACTCAACAACCGATAACCCACCCACCCACTGAGGGGCGGCTCGCACATGAGCCGCCCCTCTTCCATGCCCCGGAAAGCACACCATGAGCGAAGACCTCCGCGCCGAAAACGAGCGCTTGAAATCATCCAACGAACGACTCTCACGCCACATCGTCAGCATGGGCGACAACCTTGAGTCCCAGCGCCGCGAACTGCTGGCCATCGGATGGGACGCCGCCGTCGCTGCCATGAAATACCAGGACGGCACACCCGTTGAGGTGGCACTCAACAGCAACCCCTACCGGAGCCCGGCGACCCTGCTGGCCGGTGACGACTGATGCAGCCGATCCGTGCCCGTTCGACCCCGTACCGCCCACTAGCCCACACGGAGCGTGTGTGTGAACGCTGCGGCATCACCTACACACTCAGCCACACAACCCGCGACCGACACATCGTCCGGTGCCGCGACTGTAGGGGGATGCGGTGAACCCGTGCGCTCGTGGGTGCTGCTGGACGCCGTTCAGTTGCGCCACAGACCGCTCGTGCCCGTGCCACTGGGAAGAACGCCGACCCACACCACAAGGCAGCGACTACCGACGACACCGCGACCCCACCGCAGACACAGCCATCCGCAACATCATGAAAGGACGACCCAAGTAATGGCATACATCTACCGAGGCACACGCCAGGACACCGAAGACCAGCCAGCCCCCACACCAGCACCCAAACCCGCACCCACCCCAAAACCACTACCCGTACACGGCACCTACGCCCGCTACATGCGCCACAAACGCGCCGGCCAAAACCCATGCACCCACTGCCTCGCCGGATACGCCCAATACATGCGCGACTACCGGGCACAAAAGCAGGCAGCATAATGGCCTACGTCTTCCGCGGCACCGACCGCAGCGAACCCGAATACCTCAACGAACCCCTACCCACAAAGTGCGGGACCAGGGCTGGATACCAAAAACACCACCGCAACAAAGAAACCGCGTGCGACGAATGCAACCAGGCACACGCCGAATACATGCGCGACTACATGGCGAACTACATCCCCCGCATACAACACGGCACAATGACCGGCTACCGTGCGCACAACAAAGCAGGCGAAACACCATGCGACGAATGCCGCGCCGTGCCCGCGAGCCCTGCGTTTTTTGTAGTCGGCTTTGTATTGGGCGTTGATACGGCACGGCTGGACTGACGAGAAATGCGGCACAGTCGCCGGATACTCAATGCATTACCGATACGGCGTGAAAGTCTGCCCCAGATGCAGGGCCGCACAAACCATTTACCAACGGTCGCTCAAGATGCAAAAAGACCCGCAGAATCAAGACGGTGCAACATGAATCGCCGTGTAATCGTTGCGGAAATTAGATGTCCAGAAAATACAATTAGTAGTGCAAGCTGTTATGCAAAACAAACGGCCCCGGCAGTGCTGCTAACACTGAAGTCCGGGGCCTAACCACGCAAGGAGTGGCTCCGATGAGTTTACCTGTTACGTCCCGAATCGCGGTAGCCCGTGGCTGATAAACGCGCATTCGCTAAGTTCGATGTCGGATACCTCGACAACCCCAAGATGCTCGACGTTCTGGATGCATCTAGCACTGCAATTCTTATGCACTTTGCATCCGTTTTGTACTGCGCCCAGCACCTCACGGACGGAATCGTTGCATCCAAAGCCATGCAGCGGAAGGCCGGCGGCACTGACGCTGATGTTCAGATCCTGCTAGACGCCGGGCTATGGCACGCACCAGGACATGACTGTGACGGGTGCCCACAACCCCCAGCAGGCAAGATCTACGTCCACGACTTCCTACAGCACAACAGGGAAGCAGCCGAAGCCAAGCGAGTCTCCGAGAAGCGCAGTGAGGCTGCAACGAACATGTGGGAGAAGAAAAAGGCGATGCAAAATGCATTGCAACCTGCAAAGCAAAACGAAGAGCTTTGCAATGCAGAGAGAGAGAGAAAGAAAGAGAGAATTAAAAGAACTCCATCACCGGCTGAGCCGTCTCCGGAGTTCGATACCTTCTGGGCTGCGTACCCGAAGAAGAAGGGAAAGATCGCCGGGAGGATCGCCTTCGACAAAGCGATCAAACTCGCCACTCTAGAGCAGCTTCTTAAAGGCGTTGAACTACTGAAGCGTGAAACAGCAGGGCAGGACATCAAGTTCACTCCCCACCCCGCGTCCTGGCTCAATGCAGGCTCATGGGATGACGAACCTACACAGCAAGAAGCAATAGTCGTAAGCGGCCCGTGGGATCCGAAATACCACAACGGCACACGATGACAACCCAAACTAAACCCGCGGCTAACAGCCCATGGTCAAAGGACTTCTACAAATGAGCGACACGCTATTTACAGCCGCCGAAGCATGGGATGGCGACCCGCTAAAACCCGGCATGGAAGATCCCACGCCATGGGAGATTGTCGCAACCCTAACCAAAGCCGAACGTGAAACCCGTGTGAGGTTCCTAATCGAGCAGGCCCATGAGATTCACGAGACGGCGCTCAAGCTTGGCGAGGGCAAGAAGATTATGGGTAACGTGCTGCTGTTCAGTGGTGGCAACGACTCAACCGTCCTAGGTCACCTTTTCAAGGATGTTGCCACCCATGCAGCGCACGCAAACACTGGCATCGGGATTGAAGCGACACGTCAGTTTGTGCGGGACGTGTGCAAGCAGTGGGATCTTCCCCTCATTGAAAAGCACCCACCCATCACTTACCGGGACCTGGTCATCGAGCGCGGCTTCCCCGGCCCAGCAATGCACTTCAAGATGTACCAGCGGCTCAAGGAACGCTGCCTTGACCAAGTGCGCCGCGACTTCATCACGCAGGGCTACCGGCAAAGGGTTGTGTTTATCGCGGGCCGGCGCCGTGCCGAGTCCGCAAGACGCGCCGACATTCCCCTCTACGAGCGTAAGAACTCCATCATCTGGGCATCGCCTATTGCCATGTGGACCAAGTTCGACATGAACACGTACCGGCTGATGATGGGCGACGTGCCCGTGAACATGGTTTCGGATCATGTGGGCATGTCCGGTGAGTGCCTGTGTGGTGCGTTCGCTAAGCCGGGCGAGTTGGACATGATCGGCACGCACTATCCCGAGGCTAAGAAGCAGATCGAGGACCTGGAACGGGAAGTTCGGGCTGCTGGGCATCCTAAGCCGTATTGCGACTGGGGGCATGGGCAAGGCGAACCTTCTTACAAGGCGGGCCCAATGTGCACGAGTTGCACAATCAACACCGACCCGCTGTGGGAAATCATCGAAAAGAGGACGGCATGACCGAAGAGAACCCATCACACGACGCAGTAGCCGAACAGTCGGTGTTGGGTGCGATGCTGATTAGCCGGGACGCTATAACCGAGATCAGCGACATTCTTGATGGTGGGGATTTTTACCGGCCGGCGCACGAGACGATTTACCGGACGATCCTGGACCTGCACCAGAACGGTTCCCCGGTGGATGCGATCACGGTCAACGACGCACTGTCGAAGATGGGCGAGATTCAGCGTATCGGCGGGCACGCCTACACGCACCAGCTAGCCGGTATCGTCCACTCAGCCTCATCCGGGGCCTACTATGCGGAAATAGTCGCGCACGCAGCCACACGGCGGCGTTTGACGGCTGCTGGGCGGAAGATCCAAGACCTCGCACAATCCGGCGGGGACGTTGACGAGCTTGTGGAAGCGTCCCGGCGGGAAGTTGACCAGACCAGCCGCGCAACAGGATCCGTGGTGCAGTCATTCGGAGAAACCATCGACACCATGCTCGGAACGCTCGATGAGGAAATCAACCACCACCCCACACCCTGGCATTCCGTGAATGACATCATCGGCGGGCTACGACCCGGAGCTTTGTATGTTGTCGCTGCTAGGCCGTCCGTTGGCAAGTCAGTTGTGGCCCTGAACCTTGCCACGGAACTCACCAAACACGGGTCCGTTGCGTTCTCATCCCTCGAAATGTCCAACAACGACGTACAAATCCGGGCAGTCTCAGCGGACCTCAACCTCAACGTGTCGAAACTGATTGAACGGAACCTTGACCCCGCAGACTGGGCCAAAATACGGGACCGCCGCGCACGGTGGTCAGACGTGCCCCTGTTCGTTGATGACCGCTCCGGCGTATCCATCACCGACATCAAACGTTTCGCCCGCAGCGTCAACCGCCGCAAACCACTCGCCGGCATCGTCGTCGACTACCTGCAACTCATGACCCAACAACCAGGCGACAAACGGCCACGCCACGAATTCGTAGCCGACATGAGTAGGCAGCTCAAAATCATGGCAATGGACATGAACATCCCCGTCATCGCACTATCCCAGCTCAATCGCGGATCCACACAGAGGGAGGACAAAATGCCCCAAATCAGCGACCTCCGCGAATCCGGCGCCATCGAACAAGACGCCGACGTGGTAATCCTCCTGCACCGCGAAATCATGGGCGACAACCGGGGCGACCTCAAAATGCTGGTTGCCAAGAATCGGCACGGCGCTACAGGCCTAGCCGAACTTCAGTTCTGGGGCCAATACTCCAAATGCCTCGACAAACACGTCACACCACAAGCAGCACTCAGGAACGCAGCATGACCGCCGCACATAAGTCCTGGCGCCTCGATCACGACCCGACCAAACGCCCCAACGGGTGCAACGGCAAACCCGGCGACTCAGGCCGCAACCGCCACAAACGCCGCAACGAACCCACATGCCAACAATGCCGGGAAGCAGCCAACCACGCCAACCGCGAACGACGACGCGGACAACCACTCCCCCGACCACTCCACCCATGCGGAACCTTCGCCGCAGCAACCAGACACCGCAACAAAAACGAACGGCTCTGCATCCCATGCCAAATAGCAGAAGCCAAATACCACGCCAACCTACGAGCCAAAAAAAGGGCCGCATGAACCGGGTCCCCATAACCTGCCCAACCTGCCACCAAAACGGCAGACAAGGCACCTGCGCCGCGCTGAGATGCTACTGCGCACACCCCCAATGCTGGGCCTACCCAACCTGGCACAACATACGAACCGCCCCGGCTGAGACTGGGGCATTGACATTTAAGGAGCAGGGATGAAAGCAGGAGCAGGCCTCGCGCTGGAGGCGGTAACCAAGCTCGCCAACGAACTAACCGAACCAGCCGATCCCAACTACAAGGACGACTGGGAAAAGGGCTACGACGCAGGCCGGGAAGCAGCCGGGCGGGAACTCGTGGAACTCCTTCAGCGGATGGGATTCATCGAATGACACTCAAAGCAGCAGAACTATGCGCCGGCTACGGGGGCCTAGCGAAGGCCATTGAGGAAGTGTTCAACGCCAAAACCGTATGGGTGTCTGAATTCGAGGAAGCCCCATCAAAGATCCTCGCCCACCACTGGCCAGACGCACCAAACCACGGCGACATGACCAAAATCGACTGGAGTGCGGTCGAGCCGGTACATGTCCTAGGCGGCGGAACCCCATGCCAGGACCTCAGCGCATCGGGCAAACGCAAAGGCATGACCGAAGGGACCCGCTCAAACCTCTGGGTCAACATGCGCGAAGCAATAGCGGTAATCAAACCAACATACGTCGTCTGGGAAAACGTGACAGGAGCAGCCAGTGCCAAGGCAAATAGCGAAGTGGAACACTGCCCGGGATGTATGGGAAACCCCACAGACTGCAATCTGCGGGCACTTGGACGTGTACTCGGAGATCTTTCCGACCTCGGGCTCGATGCGGAATGGAGGACTGTATCAGCAGCCCGACATGCCGGCGCAGTACACGGACGTTCCAGGATCTTCGTACTTGCTTACGCCCGTGGCGTCAGAGGTAGCAAAAGGGACCTTCCAGCAGGGGGCAGTGCGCCGGGCAACAACCGGACAGGTCTACCTCATAAACCAGCTAAGGGACATCTACGAGGCATCAGCTGGGGGCGACACCGGGCCTACATCGAACGGTGGGAACGCATACACGGAAGAGCCCCTTCCCCTTTCGAATTTGTAGGCGTCAAACCACGCCCAGCAGCAGCATTTGGGGAATGGCTAATGGGCAACCCTGTCGGCTGGATCACGGATGTTCCAGGGCTCAGCCACCAAGAGAAATGGAAGGCCATCGGTAACGGCGTCATGCCACCCCAAGCAATCGCAGCACTGGAAGACATGCTCAGGAGTATCCATGCATAAGACATGCGAACAATGCCAGAACGAGTTCCCGCGAAATCCCAAAGAGTCATGGAAGCAATACGAGGGTAGAAAGTTTTGTTCCTACGAGTGCGCTGCGGCGTCCCGACGCGGGGTCACTAAGCCCGCCTCTGAAATCAAATCCAAGTACCGGACGGTCCACCGCGATGGAATCGTCCACCTGGAACATCGCTGGGTCATGGAGCAGCACCTAGGGCGAAAGCTGGAAACCTGGGAGCAGGTTCACCACATCAACCACAACAGATTCGATAACCGAATCGAAAACCTGCAAGTTGTCACGCAAGAAGAACACGCCCTAATCCACTCGGAACTACCCCGCGAAAAGCCATGCACTGAATGCGGGCGCATGTTCACCCCCCATAAGAGCCGCCGCAGAACTGCCATGACATGCGGGCCGGCGTGCTACGGAAAATTGCGGTCCAAGATCAACAAAGCGAGGTATGCCGCATGACCCGCACGAGAGCAAGCGCGAAGAAGGCGGGCAGCACGTTTGAGCGGCAGGTAGCGGACTATCTGGCCTTGACGGTGGATGACCGCATAGACCGGCGCGTGAAGAACGGCACAAAGGACCGCGGGGACATTGGAGGGGTTCGCATCCATGGGCAGCGAGTCGTCCTCGAATGCAAAAACACCGCAAAGACCAGCCTCGGAACATGGGCGAACGAAGCCGAAACGGAACGCGGAAACGACGACGCTTTGGCCGGCGCCATCGTCCACAAACGCCACGGAAAAGGGCAACCCGCGGACCAGTGGGTAACACTCACCCTCGCAGACTTCACCGCCATACTCACCGGCAACCGCGACCACATCAACCAGGAGGCGGAATGACGCTGCAAGATCAGATCCACCAGTTAGCTCGTGAGCATTTACGCACTGGCCCGGATGGGAAGGCACATAAGGTGCCGGCGCTGCTGCATGAGCTTAGGAACGCTGTCACGCCGGGCCGCAACAGTTCAGGTGGTGGTGCTAGTGGTCCGCCGATCCCGATTGACCCGGACGCAATGGACCTGCTGGCCAAGATCGAATCCGAAGCTAAGCGGGACTACCTCGACATGACCGGTGTGCGCTGGACCAAGGACGTAGACAGTCTGCTGCCATGGGTTGCGAGCCTTGACCTGACCCCGGAATGGTACGCCTACTACGAACGCGTAACCCTCGAATGGTTGGATGCCATCAATTCACTCCTGTGGCCCGTCAAGCCGCGGAGGAAGCTCACGGGGAAGGCCTGCCCATCGTGCGGGCAATCCATGTACGGCGAAGACAGGAAGGTAGCGCTGTCCCTCGGATGCTGGGACGCCGAGGGGAACATGCGGGCAATCGGATCCTGGGACATTGAATGCGCCGGCTGCCAAGCACACTGGACCGGCGACCAGGTTGCATGGCTGCTCACCGCACTCGACACGCCATCTGAAATAGTTGTGGCAGAAGTGGCAGAAGTGGCAGAAGTAGTGTAGTGTTAGTCACGGCTGCGCAGTAGTGGCTGATAATTCAGGTTCGGACCGTCGGATGGTTCGGACCTTTTTTGTGCCCTGCAAGGAAAGCGGACCCCCCACCGCCAAGTACGCAGGGCACAAGGGGCTCCCGGTAACCAAGCCGTACTAGTCGCGTGCAAGGCGCGACGGCCCACTGAGCGAACATCTAGCCGACCAACAATCGAGAACGCGGCCCTCGGTAAGTAGCTCACCCCTTCCACACCAGGAGGCAAGCATGGAAGCATGTCCGGCATGTACCGCCTCCATGCGTGACGGCCTGCTGCACTGTGACAGCCCAGAGTGTGCCTGGTGGAAGTGCGGCAAGTGTCGCGCCACCATCAACGACGACGGCACCTACTGGACCGCCAACGTGTGGGGCAACACTGAGGGGTATCTCAAAGCGGAGGGCTGATGGCAACCTCTAGAACTGGCACAGCCCAATGGAAAGCAGTACGCAAGCAGCGACTAGACCACGACAGAGACCGCGGCATCACACGCTGCCCACGCTGCCGCGTCGCACTCGACTGGGAATACAGCAGACGCCCCAACAGCCCCGAACCCGACCACATAATCCCATGGGACAAAGGCGGACCCGACACATTCGAGAACACACGAACCATCTGCCGGCGCTGCAACCAACAACTAGGGGCCATGCAAAAGACCAAGCTCCCCCGCCCCCAGGTCGAAACCGTAACGCTTGACGCCTCACCGATCTGGTAAACGGGCCCAGGGGGATGACCCTACCCCCCGCC